AAAACGGCAACAAAACCTGTTGTTTCTATAGACGATACTGCTGGAGCGTTTGCTGCTGACGGATCAAAAGTAACACTTTCCGATACAAAAATAGCGGCTGCAAGAAAAGCTCTTGATGACGCTGCTGCTCTTATAAAATATAAGACCGACAGAACAACTGATGGTTCTACTGTCTATGCTTCTTTTGGAGATCAGTTAGATATGCTTTACAAGGATATGCTTGCTGGCAAATTAGATACAACAGGAACCTGGGCTACACATATTAAAGCAGTTAAAGACGCTAATCCCAAACCATGACCAGTAGGTTAATTGTTAATAGTATTAGGCACACTGGAGCGTCTAGTGATGCTATTACTTTAGATTCGGCTGGTAAATGCTCTTTTCCTAACGGAGGTGCTGGAAAAATTTTACAAGTAAAACAAACTTTTAAAAATGATGCTGCAAGCACAAACTCTGGAACTTATGCAGCTATTTCTGGCTTAACTGTTTCTATCACTCCATCATCTTCAAGTAATAAAATTTTATATAGAGGGTGTTTATATTTAGCAGGTTCAGGTTCTGAATCTGTATTTCGTCTAACAAGAACTGTTGGTGGTACGGAAACGGAAATTGCAACTCCAAGTACTTTCGCAGACGATGAAGATGGTACTTTTGCTCATGGTGGTGGTTCAAGATATGCTGGACATAGTTTTGAATTTTTAGATTCTCCAAATACAACAAGTGCTATTACATACGGTATAAAATGGCAAGTACACTCTGGAACAACTTATTTAAATAGAACTTGGGACGCTGGTTGGTTTCATGGAATATCAACAATTACAGCTATGGAAGTAGGAGCATGACAAATCCATTAGATGATCTTTTAAAAAGATACGAACAGGAACTTATTGCTATACAAAATCGTAAGGAACAAGCAAAAAGGTCTTACGAATTAGAGTGCCAAAACGAGCATAGGTATCAAGGTGCGATTATTGGTGTAAAAGATGCACAAGCACAATTATTATCTACAAAAGCTCAAGAAGAACAGTTAAAACCTTCTGACGCACAAAAATCTAGTTAGGCTTTTCTTGCATTTGTCTAGTCATTATGCCCATAGTGACGTATAAAGGAGAGACAGCTACAATAAGCAGTAACACAAGCACACTTGTAAAAGCTAGTGCTTTAGTTATAGATTCTTTAATCATGTTTCAAAAAATAGCAAATGTTTTGAGCATTGTTTCTTTTCTTATGGTAGCTTCCATGAGTGGTGGAGCGTATTTTGGTTACAAGTATGTAACTTCAGAACAGTTTAAATCAAGAGTTATGAATGAAATTCTTGGTAATGTTCAAGGCATGATGCCCAAAATACTAGATAACACCATGCCTGATATATCTGGTCCTTCTATTCCAATTCCTAAAAAATGAACTGCTGGCACTGTAAAACTGAATTGATCTGGGGTGGAGATCACGATATGGATGGCGAAGATTATCCATTAAGATCAGGAGAATATAGTATGGTTACTAATCTTTCCTGTCCTAAATGTAATTCTTTTGTAGAAGTATTTTTACCAAGAGATGCTTATGACTGAAATCCCTGAGATCATAATTCCAGAGATTCCAACAATTAATAGCTATATTTCTACTCCTTTACCTATTTTAAATGTACCGCTACCTAATATTGATTTACCTGGATGCGTTAAAACTCATAGAGATGCAAGTATAAAAAATACACAGATTATTGAAGATGATGTAAATGGAGCGTTTTATAGCTGTCCAGAAGGCAAAATACCTTCATTTGTTCCAATAAATTACGACAGGAAGAAAATACAGATAGTTGAGCAAAAAGAAGAAAAACCAATTAATACACCTAATGTTCCAGAATCTACAACACCTGATATTCCCGATATTCCAAAAGAAAAGAAAGAAATAAAATTAGAACCATGTCCAGGTAACAAAGATCAGCGAGTTGGAGATTTTCGTAACGAAAAAAGATTAGAGCGTGTCATTGGGCATGAAAGAGGTGATGATGGGATTGAGTGCATCACTCTATATGAAGACGTTCCTTTTGTGGATCAATACATCCCAGAACCGAGCACTATTGTTTCTACTGCTGTTATTGGCCTTGTGGCTGCGAGTAGCCCTCTTATTCTCAATATAATCAAACCAGCTATAAAAAATATCGTAAAGAAACTTACAAAGAAGAAAGATAAGGTAAAATAAAAGAACCCTATTCGACAAGGCAATGGATAGGGCGTCTAGGTGGGCAAGTCTAACCGTGCTTGCCTACTGCTTTAATTTATGAGTATGTGGGATAACTTGATTTGGTGGGATAGTAACAACAATATCTTCACAAGTAACAGCACTAGGAGTGTTAGGTTTGAAAGTAACACCTAATTTTGCCTGTTTTGCACACATCTCCAAACGATAGAGGCTGATTTCCATTTTAGTTTTCTTTATCAATAACTTTTGAGCTTCAATATTTACTGCACTTGCTTCGTGACAAAGGGCTGGTGACTTCCCCAATGGTATGTTTATTTGAGCAGAGATTCCATAATTTAAATTAAAGTTTTCCTTCTCGAATCTAGGAGTTTCCTGTACATATTTTATTTCTCCAGTATTCTCGTCATATATATTTTGTCTGGTAACAGTTTCTCTAGGTAGAGAAAATGTATGAGAATCAGTTACATACGGAGTGATAGTAAGACTAGGAGAGGCACAGACAATACCCTGACTCATTTTGTAAGAAGGCATGGCTGATGGGGTTATCATTGTAGCATTGTTGTTAACGACCCCCTGTGCGTTAGAACTTGGGGATGCTACAGTTGTATTAGCCAAAACTCTTGCAGGGCAAAGGATTAGAGCTATTGCCCAAAGGTAGTTGTAGTTTCTACGGTGGTTGTTGTGTTTATTGTTCTTGTTATTGTGGTTACTGTGTCTAATCCTGGTGTTATTAGAGTTTCTTGAAGAGAAAAGGCTGATCCTGGAGTTACGACTTTCCATCTTGGAACTGCTTCGAGATTTGGTGAAGTCCAACTAAAATTTACCCCTCCAACAGTTTGTTCTGTAAGGGTTGTAGCTGTAGGGTTGATATATCCGTTAAGGTCATTGCTTTCAATATTATGTCCTGACGCAGAATATGAGTATCCTGTTCGATATTGATGACTTGTAATGGTTTCATTTATGACTGATTCTGAAGTCGAGCTAGTTTGAGAACTACCCGAACGAAATTGTGGAACTACAGGAACAGCAAGTGTTCTTATAGGACATAATAATAAAACTAATAACCAAAGTCTAGTCAATCGTAATACGGACAGTAGTAGAGCCAATACAACTTGTTCCGCTACCTCCTGCTGTGCAAGTATGTATTCCCGATGAAACAGATGTTAAAGCTAAGTTTCCTGCTGTTCCTCCTGAGATAACAGTAGTTTGACCACCAAGTACAGGGAGACTTGCAATACCGCTTGATGGAGTGATTGCAGTTTGTGTTCCATCTCCAGCTTGATAACTTTCTGATAGAGAGAAAGCTGATCCAGCCGTTGTTACTGTTTTATTTGTATGCATTACGTTTGGTGCTCCATTATTACCAAAACTACCAAGATTTAATCCACCGATTCCATTAGTAACAACATTTTCTCCTGTCCCTGTAGAAGTTGTGATATTGTTTCCGCTTATGCTGTAACTCGATGGGGCTGCATTTGTAATTACATAAGGCGAGTCTATGGATATTTGTGCAGAGGTTACAAATTCCTGTTTGATATTAGCGTAGACAGGTGTTGTTGCTAACAATAATAACGGAAGTAGCTTTTTCATTTTTTAGGTTTTGGGTCGATTACTTCAGCACCTTCTATTTTAATAGGTGTTATTACCCTTATAGTTTGAACCATACCTTCATTTTCTGCAACTTTACTGTCTTTCTCACTACGTTTCTTTGATCCCTCTAGCCCGAATGTTGCGAGTGCTCCCGTCAGGAGCGAAGCAGGAAACGTGATATCTTTTGGTTCTGAACTGTAGCCTGGGATCGAGATGTAGTTTAATGTGACTATAAAACCACTCCAAACGACAACACCTAATCTGACAAAAAGACTAATAATTGCTAGTTGCTCTTCTTTGTCATCTAAGCCTTCCTTAAGTTTTTGAAAGGCATTTTTTTTCTTTTCTTCAACCATAGGACAAAATTTTAGGCATACTAAACATAACTATAGCTTAAATTCATGCCTGAGATATATGCAGCCTTAATAGGAGCAGCAGCTACGGCCTTTGTTATGGTTTTATCGAACATAAGTAATAGAAGAGACAGAGATATTGTTGAATTGTTTAGCCGAATAAATAGATTAGAAAGAGCCGTAAGTCGTATGGAAGGTCAAAAGGACTAATCTTTGGTATGTTTGGGTAAGAACATATATTTTTTTTATGTACAAAATTTTAAAACCAATCTTAATGACGTTTTTAACAACAACTGCTGTTAAAAGGTTAGTAGTTGATTTATTGAGATCAATTGCAAAGCAAACTACAAACACTTTGGATGATAAGGCAGTTGAAATTTTAGAAAAACAACTTTTTCCCTAACATGAAAATTACTAAATTTCTCAACATAGATATTGAGCCAGCACCACCAGAGTTGGAGCTAGAAATCGAAATGCAATGTAGAGAAATAATGAAAAGTAATGATCTAGATAATGTAAAAAGATATTGCACACATATGGTTAGAAAGAAGTTTGATCAAGATATCTTTATGGCTTCGCTGTTAAATAGATTGATAGAACTAGAAGCTAATCGTGTTGTAGTAGAGATGAGAAAACAAAAAAGAAAACCAATGAACCCTATTGCAAAGTTTTTTCGTACTCGTTAATTTCTTCATCAGTAAAATCTCTAATAAATAGTTTATCTATCTTGTCAATCTCGTAATTGTATTTAAGAATTGCAGTTCTTATATGCTCTGTAACCCAACGACCTTCATCATATACTACTTGTGCTTTACCATTTTCTTTAATAAAAACATAATGATCTTGCCCTTTCATTTGTATTTCTAAAAAGTTTTTTTCTAAATTTTTACGTCTTATTTCCTTAAGTTTGCGTAACTTAATTACAGACTTTCTTTCTTGTTTCATGATTTAAATATAAGGCATAAGTAAAAACATATGCCTTTTTTTAATAATTTTAAAATAGACCTTGCGAGGTAGAAACATTCTTTATTTTCTGTGGATTAATTTGACCATAAAATCCGTTCCCGTCATCTGATTCATACGCTTTAGCGTTGATATATATACCTTGAGTTTTAATTGACCCTTTTTCTTTTCCAAGATAAACCGAACCTTCAGCAGTTTTTGTATTTACTAAATTTTGAAAATGATCCATTAAATGTGTAACAGATTCTGTTGGAATGAACAAACTTAGTTGATTACCAAATTTACCATCTTGAATTTTAAATTTGATAGGTAATGGGATTGCTGGATTGAATTCCTGTTGTGAATTAGCCATTGAAATAATTTTGTAAAACGTTTTTGATAAATTGATTAGGAGGAACATTATTGTCTTTGCAATATGTTCTTATTTGTTTTGCAAGAAGATCATCAGTTCTGATCGAAAAGATGTTTCTGTTGTAATCTTTATGGCGATCTTGCTTGCGTTCTTGAAGTTGATTTAGAACTTGTTTTCCTGCAAATTCTGCTTCTTCTTGAGTCATAGAGTTGAATCAATTTCATTTATTAGAAGTGTAAGGGCTTTTCCTTGTTCAGTAGTCCTAATGTCATCAGGGCCAATTGCTTTTGCTGTAATATCAAACATTTTTTTAAATTTATCTATTACAGAATCTTTTTTATCAGGATATTGTTTTGATAAATTTATCATTTTATTTACAACAACATCTTTAGCAAATTTAGATATAGGTTCACCATAGTTCTTGTCTTCAATAGATTCAACAGGATCAGGTTCTTGTTTAGGTTTTGTAGGAGTTCTTGAGATACCTTTTTTAGGTTCAGGTAGGACTTGTTTTGCTTCATCAATTTCAATCTGTGCCCATAATTCATAAGCAAGACCAAAATCTTTACAAGCACACGCACATAAACATCTACGATGAGAATTTTGAATATTATTACAACTTATTCTTTCAAGTTGAACAGGTCTATTTGCATTATCTGTAATTGCAAAAACATTAGGAGATGTTTGCTTACCTGTTTCAATATGTTCAAAATAGCCCATTAAAAAGCCTGTATTATCAGGTGCAACATGGACATAAGAAAATATATCTCCATTAGGATTACTAGGCTTTAAGAAGAACTGCCAGCCAGGAGCGTGTTCTCTTAATAACTGTGCTGTCTTAGCCCATGGAACATAATCAAACTTCATCTTTTTATAAAGATCAGAAGTTTTAATTACCCCAGCTAAGTTAGGGATGGTGGTAGTGGTCATGTTTAATTAGTATTAGTTTACTAATAGTATACTAATCACAAATAGAGGATATTGCAATATATGCACCTGGCAATTCATCTTTATTTACATATCTTTTCTTTGTATTAAGTTCAACAACAAGAGAATCATCTTCCAATACGCTTCCTCCTGCACTTACAGATAATCCATCCAAAGTAGACCTGGCCAATTTATCAATATCTCCATTACTTCTACTAACACAATGTTTAGGAGATGAAGCCTTTAATACTTCTGCATTCTTACCTGATCCAAAATGTGATTTAGGTCTGGGAAATATAAATTCAATATCTGCCTTTACTGGCATATTTAATGCTCCACTTGAATAACATTCGAGTGCAGCTTCCTTAACATCATTTCTCCAAGGCTTTACCTTCTTAGATGCTTCGATCATCGCACCATATCTTGTTAAGGTTTTAGATCCTTGAGGAGCAGGTATTCCTACCACTCTTATTGTTATTTCATTCATTAAATTCTTATATCATTCCATTCAATTTTATCTAAAGGACAATGATAAAACTCTTGACTGACATTTTCATATCTTCCATCTTTGACTGTTTTTATAAACCAATGATCAAAAGTATTTGTTTTGACTAAAGCAGCATGAGTTCTTGTCTTATTTAAAATGTAGTAACAAGTAGGAGGATTAGGTAATGTTTTGTCATAGGAATGCTTTGCACAAACCATAAAATTTTTAAAAGGCCAATCGTTTAAATTAGTAAATTCAGCATTCAATCCTTTAACTTCAATTCTTACCCATTTCTCTTTATCATCTTTTGTTTGTATAAATAAATCTCCATCATCTGCATATTCTTCATGACTAGAGGCAGTAGGAGAACATTTCTGTCCATTAATACGAATGGTAAAACCATGATGATGAAAATAATGAGCAACAATAAATAAAGCTTTTGTACTCTCTTTTAAATGTTCTGTAAACTTCTTATGATTCTCTGTTGGCATTATCTTTCAAGCTGTTCAATCCTTGCATCTAAATCTTTAGATCTAAGTTTATATTCTTCATCAGTTATCTCTCTTTGAAACCATGCCCATTCCAAGGCTGCATATTTATTATTCAACTGTGTAATAAAAAACTGTCTTTTTTCTTCAAGTTCCTTATAAAAAGATTTCATGATAGTACACCCCATTTTCTTTTTAGTTTTGCATTTAGTTGTTTTCTTTTTTGTCTTTTGAGACTTAAATATGTGTCATTGAGTTCATCAATCAAGTGACTAAAATCACCTTGAGATGACAACTCCAATGATCTTTCAAAGTTAACGATTGAAGCTTTTATTAACTCTAGGTCTCTACCTGAGACATCAAGTATATATCTCATTTTTTTACTTTCCTTTCTTCTAAATCTTCAAAAGGATCTGTGTCTGTCCATTCTTCATCTTGAAAAATTTTTAATTTATCGGGTTCATTTATGTTGAAACACATTGCACCTTTAGGAACATCATTTGTTTTTGCCTTATTCCATACATTAGGCAAATTGTTTTTTTTAGTCATCGTTTAGTCCACTCCGAGATAAGTTTTCTTAGCTCCTCGATACGTTTCTGAGCAGCTTCTATTCTTTGCTCCTTTGTCATTTTTCTCCTCTTAGTTTTATTTTTACTGCTATTTTATTTCCTAGCAATTTTTTTATCTTGTTAACATCTTTTTCTGTTAAATCATTAAATATTTCATATCTTCCTACCTGATTTTTAGAAAACATTCTATGAATTTTTTTCTCTAAATCTTTGTAATCTGCCCTTGCTTCACTTACTGCAAGCACTTCATCAGGACATTGTGATCTAACTCTGTTTTTTATATTATTTGCACAAGAACAACCCACTTTATGACTTCCAGCACTTTTAAAAAAATAAACATGACCTAAGTTTTTTTTATGATCCCATGCTTTTTGTTTTTTAAATTTAGAAAATGTTACTGCTGTTCTTCCGTGAATTGCTATATGTGATTCAGCAACATCAATCGCCAATTGTTTTAATTCAGTTTCTGAAATTAGATAATGTTTCTCATCCCCAGGTAAATTATCAAAAGCATTGTTATCGTAAACTACACCTGTTGATGTAGGATACATATTTACTCCAGCGGTTGAAAAACTCATAGTCCTTGTGTTGTAAAAAGGACTCATTGTTGAATATAAATAACCCATATCAAAACACTACCTGTTTGGCTTCAAACTTTTCCCATGCTTCCTGCCAAGCATCTTTGCATCGTTGCACAGGCTGATCTTCATTCAACATACACTTGCCTTTGTATGCCCAAATCGTATTGCAGATATCAGGTTCGATATCACAGTTCAACTTAAGCATTTCAATGTAGCAACCTAATTGTTTATCTGTGCGATAAGGTTCTGTCCAACCTGTCTTTTTTTTAAAATCAAAAGTTGTATTACCTTTAGTTTTAAGATCAATCAATCTTATCTTTTTTGCCTTAGTGTCATAACCAATAAGATCAAGTTGACCTCCTAAATCTTTATCAGGATTGCTCATCATATATTCAACTCCCATAGGTTCAAAATGTGTAAACAGTTCAAGTTCAAACAATGGGATAGCCCATTCTTCATATTCACCCATATCAATATCATCACTACCTAACATCTTCTGTTCTAAGCAGTAATGAACAGTTTCTCCTCTTGGTTGCCATATATGTCTTAGTCTTTCAATATTCTTTTTGGCTTCTTCATCTAAATCACTACAAACTTGAGTAGTTGAATACTTGAGCCATTTATTAGACTTCTCACAAAAATATTTATGTGTAGCTTCATGTCTGAAGATAGGAAGTCTGGAAAGTTTTTGGATGGTGGTCATGTTTAATTAAAAATAAGTTGGTAAATCTTTAGGGTTTGTTAATTCAATTTTTTCTTCAACTGGAGGTGGTGGGGGTTCTTTAAGCCTAGCAAGGTTTCTATATTCGACACCTTGATAACCTTGAGGGAAAGCAGGATTGCCTTTACAGTTGTTTACTACTTCTGACCATCCTGGGGGTGGGGTATCTAGATCTTCAAGAGTCCACATCATGCGATCAGGATTTTTGGGATTAGGTTTTTTTAAACCATCTTTAAGAAGTTTCATTAAAGATGTCTGATCAAATAATCTTTCCATTAATCTTCTCCACTTGTTGCATCTAAATTAATCCACTCTCTTGTATCTTCTTGATATTCCCAACAGCATTGGTACTGATCAAGATATATATATCCGTCATAGGGATTATGAGGAAAGTGAATCTTCTCATCAAAACCATAAGCATTCATCATGATTCAAAACCTCCTTTTGCTGTAAATACTCTTGACGCAGGATGATTATTTTTTGGCTCTTCTGTAAATTTAGATTCCTTTATCTCATAAATATCTTTCCATCCCCCTGCTATTGCCTTTTCAAGAGCATTCTTCTTACCTTGAGGTGGAAATGTTCGTAACTTCTTAAAAATCCTCTCAGAAACGCTTTTAGAGCAAGTCGCCTTATTTCGATGTCTAACAGCCCACCATTCAACAATCAAATCAGCATATTCTTTCAAATCCCCAGGAATCATATTTGGTGAGATTACTGAAGATGCAAAAGGATCTGATCCGTTAGTCAATTGTTTTGGTTTAGCTTTTTTTTGCTTCATTCTCATCTCTTTTCTGAGAATTGTTCGTATGTATTGAGATTTTTTTAATTCTTCGCCTTTATTCTTTTCCAAAAAGTCATTCAACTCAGGATCAAGATAAACAGCGACTTTAATCTTATCGGACATTGGATACTTAGTGTACATTTTAGACACTAAAGGTATTTATTTTATTTGTCAAGCAGATGTTTTGAAAATTCTTCTCTATATCCTTAATAATATATATTTAATATATATATATATTATATATATAATATAATTTACTTATTTAATATATATTTCTTTTTCTTTTGGTTCTTTTCTTTTTCTTTTTTGCCCATTCATAAGATATATATTTATATATTATAATATGTTTAATTATATGAATCCTGGGTGTATAATGATTTTAGTTGCTGCTCCTTTGATAGAAATGTCATTGATGACTCTAAATGACACCGCAAATTTCCATTCAGAGATGTTATGAGTTCCCATCGAGGATGTTTGAGTGAGTCAAGGTTCACTTTCATGACCTAATTAACTCTTTCATAAGCAATTAGTTACCTCATCAGTAAACCATAAGACTATCAGGTTTATACTTGATAGTCTTTTTATTTTGTGTTATATATATTTATATCTAATTGTATATTTCATGCCTCAAGGAAGACCTAAAACTGGTAATCATACTAAAATGATGATTAATTTTACTGAAGAGATAGCTAATGAACTTAAAAAAAGAAGTGAAGTAGGTGGTTTGCCTATTTCATATCAAGTAAGAACAGCAGTTCAAGAATATTTAGCTAAAACTTAATTTTTAGAATATTTACCTTTTTCTATTAACCAATCAAACTTATCAATCATAGTTTTACAATTTTGACATTGTAAAGCTGACCATGATAAGTGATATATCTGACCTAATTCATTACATTTAGGACATTTAATTATTGCTCCAGAATATCTTTTACATCTGGAATAACGTGTAATAGGTACGAATTCAGTTTTTCTCATTAGATTACCTTTCTAAATAATTTAATTACTTCTTTACATTTATTAATTAATTCAGTAGAAGGTCTTTCTATCTGTTCTAATTCATCACTCTGAAATTCTAAAGCACTTCCAGAACCATATGATTCATCTTCATAATCATTATCATTAGGACAATCGGGGTCATAGATGGTGACATAAGAACTTTGTTGTGAAGAAGGACTAATAACTAATCCTTCAATACCTTGCTCTTTGTGACGAACATAGCTTAATAATTTAAAATTCATTTTTGAATCTCCATATAAGGTGTTTTAGTTTCATATAAATCTTTATTATGATCCCACCAAAGATCGATAATATATTTTTGATTACCGAAAAAATAACCTCTATCTGATTCCCTACATTCTTCAATATAGAACTCTATAAAAGGTTCATAATAATCTGGATTGAGATTATATTCTTTAGCTAATTCTTTAGCAGCATCAGTACAATGCTCTTCAAACTTTTCATTGATATAGAAATTGTCA